TTCAGTTTGAATTTGTGCAACGGTTTGCTTATAGATAAGCTGAACCTTTTCAAGTTCAAGTTGAAGGACTGCATTAGCGTCCCCTCTCTGTTTGGCACGTTGGATTGCTAAATCCCTGATCTTTAGCTCGGCGTTGTAATACGCACCAGTAAGTTTGTTGCGTGCTTCGGCTACAGCTTGCTCGTTCTGAAGGCGGAGCTTGCTTGCCGTGACAACCTGCTGAAGCGCGTCGGCTTGCTTGCTGTAGAGATTGAAGACACGCTCAGCTGCACGGGCTATTTCTGCCTCTGCTTCAGCACGCCTAAGTGCGTCTGAAGCTGCAAATTGCTGTTTTCGTGCTGCAATCTCGGCACTAACATCGCCGCCGGCACGGTTGACTGCATCGGTGGCTTTTCTGACCGCAAGGCGTTGCTGGTCAACTTTAAGCTGGGCTTGTATTGTCGACCTTCTATACTTGTCCTCTGCGCCGGTCATCTTGAGTAGCTCAAGCTCGCGGCCCAGTAGGCTGACTGATTCTTTGCGGTATTGAAGTTCTTCTTGATTAAAGGCTTTTCGTAGCTGGAAATCCTTTCTTCGTTGCTCTGGTGTTTTATCTTGTACTGTTGGCTCGCGAGTCTGTTCTCCAAGCGCATTTCCTAGATCGCCTAATGCCAACGTAGGCGCGAGAGGTGTTACATAAAGCGCTGCCTTAAGCCACCCAGGTATTTCAATCTGTGCAAGTTTGCCAAGGCTTTCAGCAAAATTAGCGACAAGGTACGTTGCGCCTGTTAGGTACGGTAAAAGTGCGCTTTGTATCTCAGACGCCATTTCTCCAAAAGTTGTCTGGATCCTCTTGCTCTGCTCGTCAAAAGCAGTAAGTCGTTTTACTGCATTTGGGCCCAGTGTTTTATTGATTTCATCGAAAGCTACTTGCTGCGCCTCAACTGCTTTTCCTGATTCAAGCAGGCTCTTTACAAGCATCTTGCTTGATTCGTCCACATTAAGCCCCGCTTCTCCAAGGGCTTCCAATGATTCTGCAGGTGACTTAAGGCTCTGAGCAAGCTTCGTTGTGCCAGCAATGAAATCATCGACAGCTTGACCTAGTGCCGTACCAACCAGCGAAAGACCGAAGCCAAACTGGCCGCCTACCAAACCGCCAGCCGCACCACCAAGGCCACCGCCGGCTGCAGCGCCAATGCCTTGGCCGAAGAGAAGTGGAAACGCTCCACCGATGATGCCGCTACTAAGGGCTTCTTTTCTACGATTGCGGGTTTTGGTTAAGCGCTTTTCTTCTAGGCTAACTTGTTGCTCAGCCTCTTCTGTGAGCTGTTTAGCTAAACGTAAGTTACCTTTGCGAATAGCTTGGCCAGACGCAAATAGTTTATTTTTTAGAGTTTCTTGCTTTATTTCGGATAGATTTAAGCTTCTTATCTTTTCCAGAATATTAATGTTTGTGGATTGTTGAGCCTCTTGCTTACCTTGAAAACGCTTTCTACGTTGTGTAACACCGTAACGATTAGTGGCACGTATATCAACACTTTCTGTTTCTAGGCCCCTGGATGTGCGAAGCAGATCGCGCTGTTGTTGCTCAAATTGGCGGGCGGCAGTAGTTGCTTCGTTGTATACATCTACTAAATTTTTTACTGCCCTATCCTGCTTTTGGTATGTTGTCGTTAATTCACCCCCTTTTAGAGCTGTTTGGTCTAAAATTTCCGAAAATAATCCGACCTGTTTGTTTATAGAACTAACAGATTTTCCTAGTTTTCTTTCGCCGTTTACAAATTCTCGTACAACATCGTTTATTTCTTTACTTAGTTTTCCCGATAAATCACGGCCTTTCCCTCTGCCGCCTACATTTAGATCTACAGGTGTCTTCTTTAATGACGTTATGATGTTCTGTATATACTCTAGACGGCCCTCAAGAGCGGCTAACTCTCGTAAACCGCCGACTATTACGTCAATTTTTGCCGGATAACTGGCCACAGCCGTTAGCTAAGGGCTTTTATTAGTCTAGCGGTGGCGACGAGCTTTCTCTAGTTCTCTCTCTTGGTCTTCGTTGAGGATTTGGAAGTAGGCGCTCCAGCCGACAAGTTCCTCGGCTGTCATGGTCGTGCGGACTTCGGACAGACTCATGCCCAATTCTTTGGCGACGCCAAACTGAAGCATGAGCCAATTGTCTTTGCGAAGTTCCGCGCTTAGACTTTTGGGTCCAAAGGCTCTGCTTCCTCGTCATCGCTAAGGATGGCGAGCATTAGGCTTTGCAAATCCTTATCCTTGACCTCGTTTTTAAGAACGTCGACTTCACCGGCGGAGAAAAGCTTGGCGCCGTTTTCATCCAGTGCTTTTGCAATCAACAGCTGCAAAGCAAACGCTCCAGCGTCATCGGATTTTGCTTGCTTTTGGGCGCGTTCACGCTCGGCCATGGTCAGAGGTGTTACCCACATATCGAAAACCGTGCCGTCAGATAACTCGACTGTCTTTTTTACGGGCTCTAGATTTGCGGCTTTACGTAGGCGGTCAATAGCGCGAACAGGGACCGGCATGAAATAAAAATGTCTGTGGTTCTACTGTAGCGATTGACAATAAAAAAGCCCCGATTTCTCGGGGCTGCTTGTGCCTGTAGGTAGTACCTTATCAGGTGGTAGAGAAGTCGAAGGTGGGGGTTGCGCCGGGGCGGAAGTTGACGGTCACAGATTGAGCGTCGTCGGGGTTGACGTTCAAGCTGGCGGAAGTCAGAACAGCGTCAAATTCGATCGAACGGCTCTTGGTGTCGTCGATTGCACCACCGGTAAACACCTGATCGGTGTAAAGCTTGAAGGCAGCACCAACTTGTTGACGCTGAAGCACGTCCTCGATCATCCGGTTGCTGAGAGCCGAATCTTCGTTGGTCGTGTAAACAGTGGCCGTTCCAGTGCCATCGCCGAAGCCGGAGATGTAGCTGCGGAATGGGACGTATTGACCGGGGGTTTGGCCGATTGTCGTTACGTCGATTTCGGCGCGGCTGATTTCAAAGCTCCAGTCGCGGACTTGTCCCACTGCTTGGAACGAAGCGTATGCAACCTGGAAGGCGTTGGGAGAAACAGCGGTGCCGTCGTCAGTGATAGTGATGGTTGAACCGCCCAGGGTTGCGGAGACCTGCAGTACTCCGGTGCTGGCGGTGTAGCTGATGACGTAGTAGGTGGTGCCTGCGGTAATACCAGCGGGGAGGGTGCCCGTGCCGGTGCCGCCGGTTTGGGTGTTGATTACGCTGAACTGGACGGGATCGCCGACCTTCAAGTTCAGGTAAGCCTGCACGGTTACGGTGTCGGCAGTTGTGTCGACGTTGCTTTCGCCGAAGGTGCCGGTCGTACCAGCGGGTTTGTAGTAAAGGGCACCCGAAGTGCCGGACAGAACGGTGGTTGCCATTGGGCGTACCAGGAGTAAGGATCTCTGCGGGCACTGCCCGGCTTCTTACAGGTTAGCGTGTATTTATTACAGCACCGTTGCTACATAACCCGTGTCAATTCTGCCTACAAAATGCGGCGATTGCTCTGTTGCTGAAAATGTTGGGCCGTTGATTTCTCCTACTCTAAAGAACACACCGGTGCTGGTTTTTGCCGTGTTGTTGAGTGTTTCGAGTACGTTGACCGCAGTGGTCAAAAGGGTTTGATTGCGGGCTGGGCCACGGCCCTTTTCGGTGAAAATACGGATGACAACTGCCCCACGAGCGTTATCAACGCTAGAAGTCAATGTGGGTTCGTTGGTTATGCCAAAGGTGACGTTGACCCGAACATACTCAGTCGTGGTGTTGGGTGGGACGGCAGTAATGTTGTCAAAGTAGACGGGTACTGCTGGGCTCAAATTATTGAAGGCTGTGAGCAGTGGACCTTCAACAGCAGCGCGGATTGCCTGGTAGTTCATTAGTTCCTCCTAGCAAATGCAATCTGTATACCTTTCCCCAGTGACTTTTCCATGCCGCCGCCGGAAACGTAGTTGTTAAACCAATCTAGTGGTGCAGTGGAACGTGCTTTACCTTCGCCTGGGGTAACGTCACCACGAATCCCGCTACTTCTGGATCCTTCTAATACAACCGGACCTTTTGGTTCACCGACAGGGCGGAAATAGCCCTCTTCTATGTCCATCGCTTGGAGAGCATAGTCTGTTGTGTTTTGTATAACAAGTTTTGGACTGCGCTTTACTGCGGAAATAGTGTCCGGCAACTTCGGGGTGTCTCTGATTGTGTACGGATACGTGCCATTGGGGCCTTTTCCGACGCCGGGCGCGTCAGCGACCCAGCTGTTAGCAAAACGCCCGCTCCACACAGGGCCGGCTTTTGCTAAGTCGTTCATAATTTCTGCAGCCACATGACGTACGGCACTTTGTACTTTACGTCGATTATCACGGTTTAATTGGCCCAGAGATTTAGCCATTACTGCGGCCTCGCGATAAGGGTGTGGTAAACCGGGTTGTCGCCGCGATAGGTCAAAATACTTATGATCTTGGCTTCGCGGGTCGCTCCAGCCTGTGGGTACTGGATGCGGTCGGCTTCAGTGGGGTAGTAGCCGTTGAGTTCGGCGCTACCGATGATGACTTTGATGTCGGTTGTTTGGTACAGGCCCTCCGATTCGCGGGGAGTAAGGCGGCTGATTACGCCCTTGACCGTGACGTTGGTGTCCGCTCCAGTGACGGTGCCGGTGGCTGGGTCGTAGGTGCGGGGTGTGGTGGTTTTGATGTAAGTGATGTCGATGCCCCAGTCCGCGAGGATCTGGGCCGGTATTGCGCCGAATGT